ACTTGCTTGCAACAGTGGAGGCCGTATGACCAAAACAGTAACCATCCCTCTTACCGAGCTGCAAGAAATTTACCAAGGCATTGAGGCTTTTGTTCTTAATGCACCTGCTGATGCTATTGCCTTGGCATCATACAAAGAGCAGTTAGAACTGCGCATGGCAGCAGCACGCGCGCTTGGCCACCTTAGCGCATACGTTATTTACGCAACACCAAAATTTACCATGCACGACGAATACGAATACGCTTTAGATCATCATGGCTTGGAAAACTGGCAAGACGAGTGGGGCGATGGCGATATTGAACGCGATATTGTGGTTAAGTACGATGTAACATACCGCGGCTTTGATTACGTTGTTTTGATGGACGGCGAAGACATCACTGAAACACTTAACCCAGCTAACCGCAATATGTTCGAAGCGCTTATGTACAAAGAATGCGCCACACGTATTGCAATAGCAAATGACTATGCATATGACTAATTCAGAAAAAGTACTGGCCTTCCGTCGCAAGATGGGTCTGCCAGTCTCACCTACACCTACCTTGCTTACGTCTGAGCAAGCCAGTTACTTTGCTCGCTTTATTATGGAAGAGCTTAGTGAATACCTTCGTGCTTGCGAGGAAAATAGTCTTGTTGATGCTGCTGATGCTGTGGTTGATCTTTGCTACGTCACAATGGGCTGTGCGCATGCTATGGGCCTACCTTTTGATCAGCTTTTTAATGTGGTGCATGAAGCCAACATGAACAAGGAACCTGCCAATGACTACATTCGGTCAATGCGCGGTTCCCAGTACGACGTTGTCAAACCTGTAGGTTGGCAAGCCCCCGAGGCCATGATGTTGGCCATCATTCAAACAGAACAGCAGAAAGCAAAGCCATGAACCTCAAAGATCTAATCGACATGTATGTTGAAACTAAAAACGAACGTGAGGAACTATCTTCACAAGTCAAGGAAAAGACTGAAAAGCTAATGCGTCTTGAAAGTGACATTATGGCTTTGATGTCAGATGCTGGCATTAGCAAAGCAGGCTCAGACAAAGCATCATGCACTATGAAAATGTCCAAGCATCCTGCCATTGATGATTGGAATCAGTTTTATGGCTATGTTGCGCAGACAGGCCAATTTGAATTGCTGCATAAGCGGCTTTCCTCAACAGCATTCCGTGAGCGGTGGGAAGCTGGTGAGGCCATCCCCGGTACTTCAGTCTCTGAGGTCTGGGAACTTACCGTCGTTCGTCGTAAATAACTTCTTGTTTAACTAAGGATCCTTATGTCTAAAAATCAAATCGCGTTGTTTGAAGATCAACTTGCCGCTTTGGCCATCGAATCGGTTAAGGCCGAACAGAGCAGCCTCGCCACGGCATTTCTTTCCACCAAGGGGGGTAACCTCACATACCGTGGTGATGTAATCACTGGCAACAAGCTGGCCTGCGTCGTATTGGCAGCTCCCATTGAGCGTCTGTACTACAGCAGCCGTTATGATCCCACCAAGGTAACTGGGCCTGATTGCTTTGCCATTAGCACAACGGCAACAGGCATGGCCCCGTCATCTGCTTCACCTGCAGCTCAGCACACAACCTGCGAAGGCTGTCCTAAGAATGAGTGGGGCTCCGCAGCTAATGGTGGTAAGGGTAAGGCTTGCCGTGAAACACGCCGCTTGCTTTTAATTCCTGCAGATAGCATTGGCAGTGTTGCTGCTGTTAAGGCTGCTGAGGTTGCAGCATTGCGCCCACCCGTAACCAGCTTGAAGAACTACGCAACCTACGCGCAAACACTTGCTGCTACGTTAAAGCGCCCACCGCTTGGTGTAGTCAGTGAGGTGGCGGTTGCACCAGATGCCAAGACACAGTTTAAGGTAGTTTTTAACATGGTCAAGGCCATTGAAGATACCGCTGTGATTGGCGCTTTGATTGAGCGTGCTAAGACTGAAACGCAAAAAGCTATTGAGTCCGCCGGCGCTATCAACGAAGAAGTTGATGCCGCCGCAGCTGTGGATGGCAATCCTAAGTACTAAGATCATGTCAGACGAAAATACATTCTGGCTAAATCTTTGGAAGCTAGGCGCCTTGGTGCTTGTGGCCATGATTGGCTCTTGCACTTTTGGTATGCATGATCGTCGCGACAAGTGGGAAAAGGCCGTGTCCAACGGTGCTGATCCCATGGTTACTGCATGTGCGTTGTTTGACCAAAATGAGGTTGAACGCGCAACATGTTTGATTTTGGCACAAAACCGAAAATAAGGAATACGGGGGCGGGTAACCCGGCAACCAAGGTGGTCATGGAACTGAATCTGTAAGCCAGCATCCCATGCCCTGCCCCCACCTACATTATGAAACCTGTCTATCTTGATTTTGAAACAATGGCTATTGGCCCACGGCCGGATTATCCTCCGGTTCCAGTTGGTCTTGCCGTCTACGACCCTGAAGGTGAATACCCCAATGGCTACCACGCCTTTGGCCACACCTTAGGCAATAACACAACCAAAGAAGCCGTCAAGGCAATGTTGGAACTGATCTATGATAGCGGTCGCGATATCTGCTTTCACAATGCTATGTTTGACCTTGATGTTGCTGAAACTCATCTGGACATACCCATCCCTCAGGACACTACGCGTGTTCATGATACTCTTATACTTGCTTTTCTCCACGATCCTCATGTTCAGTCTCTCTCCTTGAAAGACTTGGTTATCACTTGGGGCCTTGATACCCCTAATGAAAGGGATGAGCTGAAGGAGTGGATCCTTGCTAATGTTGAGGAAGCAAGGCGTAAAAAGTCTACATGGGGTGCATACATCTCCCGCGGCCCTGTGGAATTGGTAGGCAAGTACGCCGCAGCCGACGTACGCCTTACCAGCAAACTTTATGAATATCTCATCGAGCAGGTTTTACCCGCGCAGCAGGTGGCTTACCACCGTGAGGTTGCTTTGATTCCAATGTTACTTGAAAACTCCCGGTTAGGTGTAAGGGTTGACCGAGTCGGTTTGCAAAAAGCAAAAGAGCAAGCAATAATAGATATTGAAAAGTGTAATGTTTGGGTTCGTGCATTGTTAGGTTCTCCTGAGTTAAATCTTGACAGCGATAGAGAGCTGGTCAATAGTATTTATCCCACGGAATACTGGATCAAAGATAATGGGTGGCCTACCACTGATAAAGGCCAACCTAGAGCCGATAAAGAAACTTTTGAAGAAATAATTACCCATGCGGAGTTAAAAGATGTCCTCAGATATAGAGCCAACCTATCAACATGTTTGTCAACTTTCATTGAGCCTTGGTTACAAGCTTCTGCATCTACAGGTCGAATCTACACCAACTGGAACAGTGTACGAGGTGAGCGTGGGGGCACCCGAACAGGCCGCCTCTCCTCAACTCCAAACTTTCAAAATGCGCCTGTCCGTTATCCGAAAGTTGAACTCCCCGCAGATCTGGAAGTTGCACCCCTCCCGCTCATCCGAAGCTTCATCCTAGCCGATGAAGGTCATAAGCTAATTGCATGCGACTTTAACGCTCAAGAGCTGCGTATCTTTGCGCACTTTGAAGGCGGTGCGTTGATGCAGCAATACCAAGCCGATGCTCGTGCTGATCTGCATACCTACGCTGCTAAAATGATGACCGAGGCCAGCGGCCGTGAGGTGTCAAGGACTTACTCAAAAGGCGTATCATTTGCTATTCTCTACGGTGCAGGCCCTAAGAAAATCAGTGAAATGCTTGAGGTAGATTATGAAATGGCAAAGACATTGATGGATGCATATACCACCGCCGTGGCTCCGGGCCTCAAGACGATGCAATCAACTATGCGGACAAGGTATAAATTGAACCAACCATTGAAAACCATTGGCGGGCGTCTGATCAAGATGGAACCGCCTAAGATTATCAATGGCCGTTTGCGTGAGTTCGATTACAAAGGGGTTAACCTTTTGATTCAAGGCTCCGCGGCTGATCAGGCCAAGGCCGCCATGCTGCTGTACCAAAGCAAGCGTCAAGGCAGCAGGCTTTTGCTTAGTGTGCATGATGAGCTGGTTATCTCAGCTCCGGAAGAGCATGTGGTACGTGAAGCTGAATGCTTAACATGGTCTATGTGCAATGCACTGCCAATGGATGTGCCTATGGTCAGTGACTACAAAATCGGCAATACGTATCAGGAGGTCAAATGATGACACGTTGGGAAAAGCTTGAAAGAGTTTTGTTTTTGTTAGGACTTATTGTTGTGTTGATGGATCTTTACGTTTGGAGGCCGCTGTGACTGATGAACTAATATTTAAGATGGCTGAAGAGTCAGACCTTGGCTTTTTACTTGGCGATAGTTGGATGATGCAACATGAAATTAAAGCTTTTGCTAATCTAATAGCTCAACATGAGCGTGAAAAAGTAAAAGGACAAATTGAAACTCTTGGCGCCATGTATGACTTGGCAAGCAAGCAACGGGACTACCTGATGGATCAGCAAAGAGCGCAGGTTGCAGCATTGCGGGGGAAGATGCAATGAACAAAGACATAGTAGATTTAGTTGAAAGTTTGGGTGGCACTGTTTTGTTTGACGGCGCTCTTATTCAATTTACTGATACAACTTTCATGGCAGCGCTTAAAAAGATCTACGAATCAGGCGCACTTGAAGAGCGTGCGGCATGTGCCGATATTGCTGAGAATTGGAACAGCAATGGCATGCCTAGAACTGGAGTAGCAAATGAAATACGAGCAAGGGGACAAGCATGACTGAAGAAGATGAAGCATTTGATACGCTTGAAAAAGCAATTGGCTGGCGTAAGCGTCAACTAGTTATGAAACAGCTTGATCATGTCTCAAACAAAATCAGAAACGACGCGCTTGAAGAAGTGGCAAAAGAAGTTGACAACTTTAAAGCGTTTGAAAAAGATACCATGGCAAGTTTTGCCGCATACATAAGGAGTATGAAAGGTGCCCAGACCTAAACCACCTGAAAAACTAATAGGCAGACAAGTACGAATGTCAGATAGACAGTTCATTGTTTTCAACCATCTTGGCGGGGCTGAATGGTTAAGAAAATTGCTAGATAAAAAAGATCCATTCCCTAAAAAATACTACGAGAAACTAAAAGATGCAAATAATGGAACTGATAAAATATGATCATGAAAGAGGTTGCTTTGTTGCAAAAGGCAATAAACCTACCCCTTCACTAAGCCCCTTTGAATGGCAAAACGATCCGCGCCCTAGCATCTTCTTGCAAGACCCTAGATTCCGTACCCGCAATGGCATGCAACAAGTAAAAATGGTTGCCGCAAATCCAAAGCCCTTCTTCCCTTACACTGATACTCTGAAAGACAAGTGATGGCATATTCAAATTCATCAATCAAAACCTATGAAGATTGCCCTTACAAGTACAAGCTGACTCGCATCGAGCATCGCCATGAGCCAGCAGGCGACGCCGCGGAACGTGGCAAGATGATTCACGCCGAGTTTGAAGACGCTTTGATCAATCTCAATCTAATTCCGGATGAACGCAAGTTTTGGCTGCCTTACCTTGAAGAGCTTGTTGCAAAGAAAACTCGCAGCGAGGTGGAGTTTGCTGTGACCAAGGATTGGCAACCATGTGACTTTAAGGCCCCCGAGGCTTGGGTAAGGGGTATCTATGATGCCGTGTACTTCGATGGCCCCAGAGCCCACGTCCTTGACTGGAAGACCGGCAAAGAGCGTGAGTACGGTGATCAGTTAAAGTTGTATGCAACAATCATCTTGGCCAGCCACCCAGAGGTGGAGACCGTAACCACCGAGATTTGCTACATTGACTTAAACAAGCAATCGCCTTACCCAGAGTACAAACGATCAGAGTTTCCAATCTTGCAAGCTTGGCTGTCAGCACGTGTAGGCAAACTTGAGAATGATGACATCTTTGCGCCTAAGCCGTCTTATGGCTGTAGGTGGTGCCACTTCCGCAAATCCAATGGCGGGCCTTGCCAATGGTAACCAAGGTTTTGCTTGAGCGGCATTTGGAGACTTACTTCTCTGCTGCTTGCAAGAAACGTGGCCTGCTTACGTTGAAGTTGAACGTACGCTACGCCCGTGGTTGGCCCGATCGTATTGTGCCGTTGAAAGGTGGCGGGGTTTTGTGGGTAGAACTAAAGCGGCCGGGAGGTAAAACTTCTGCGCTGCAGGACAAGGTGCATAAAGACTTGGAAAAGTTTGGGCACCACGTCCACATCATTGACTCTAAGGAAGGTATTGACAATGTTTTGGGAACCGCATGAGTACCAGAAAGAAGCTGTAAAGTTTCTGGTGGAAAAAGGCTCGGCAGCTTTATGGCTGGACCCTGGGCTTGGCAAGACAGCTGTTGTGCTATCGGCTTTTAGAACTTTGAAGCTCAAAGGTTTGGCCAAGAAAATGCTGGTCATTGCCCCACTTAGGCCTGTGCATGGTGTCTGGCCGCCTGAAGCTAAGAAGTGGGAACAGTTTGCAGATTACTCTGTCGGCGTGCTGCATGGCGGAACCAAAGCTAAAGTCTTAAAGCAACAACATGACATTTATGTTATCAACTTTGAAGGCCTTGGCTGGCTATCTTCGCAACTCAATGGCAAAGATTGGCCCTTTCAGATCCTGACGGTGGATGAGATATCTTATATGAAAAACACCCAGACTCAAAGGTTTAAGACAATAAAGCCTTTGCTGGATAAGTTTGACCGCCGTTGGGGCTTAACTGGCTCTCCAGCGCCAAACAGTTTGCTTGACATCTTTGGGCCTCAGCTCATTCTTGACCAAGGTGCTACCTTTGGCCCTTACATCTCACGATTCCGTACTGAATACTTCTTTCCTTCCGGTTACGGCGGGTATGAGTGGAAGCTGCAATCTGATGGCGAGGCTAGGATCCATGCGGCTTTGGCTGGCAAGGTGCTTCGTATGGCGGCGCTAGACCATCTAGATCTGCCCGAGTTAACTTACAACGACATTATGGTAGATCTACCACCTAATGCCAGAAAACTGTACGACGCCTTTGAAAACAACTTGACCGTGGAATTGAATAGCGGGAATGTAACTGCGGTTAACGCCGCCGTGGCCGTTATGAAAGGCCAGCAAATTGCCAATGGCGGCTCATACTTGGATGATGACGGGAGTGGTAATGCTAGAATCTCAACGCATCTTCATGATGCAAAAACGGAAGCTGTTCTTGATCTGGTCGAGGAGCTATCAGGGCAACCTTGCATCATTGGTTATCATTTTGCGCATGACCTCGAACGGCTTAAAGCCGCCTTTCCTAGTGCGCCTATCATTGGCAGTGGCGTCATTGGTCGTAAACTTGATTCTATTATTGATGATTGGAACGCCGGTAAGACATCAGTTCTTTTGGCTCACCCAATGTCGGCGGGTCATGGCCTTAACTTACAAGGTACTGGTCATGCTGTCATCTGGTACTCGCTGACTTGGAGCCTTGAGATTTACGAGCAGTTCATTCGCAGACTCTGGAGGCAGGGTCAAAAGAATCATATCGTTGTTCACCACATCATGGCTAAAGACACCATTGATGAAGCCATCATGATGGCCATTAGGCGAAAAGATAAAACGCAGCAAACTTTGTTAACAGCAGTGCGTGATTACGTTAATCGTGATACAATCAATCCCGTTGACCATTGAAAGGAATTTATATGCAACTTACGCCTATTGTCGAAAGACCCAACCCCATCCAACAGGAAGATACTGACATGTCAGAAGCAAAGCTACGCGCCCGTGCAAACAAAAAAGCAATCATTACTTTGGTGACTGCGCCTAACCCAAAACGCAATAACACTTTGGCACGTGAACGCTATGAGTTGTACCGCGTAGGCATGACAGTTGCTGAGTACATTGCTGCTGGTGGTCGTTCAGGCGATGTGAATCACGACGTAGCTGAGGGCTATATTGCTTTAGCATTGCCATGAACATCTTAATTACCGGCGTCACGGAGACGCATACCAACCATCCACAGCGTGCCAGCTCAACCAAGTTTGTTTCCATCCCTGAATTGATGGCATCAGCCTTTGGTCGTATGGGGCATCACGTTGATCATCGTGCAGTTACTTCGGGTGAAGACCTTTCCCGTTACGACAAAGTGTTTGTGTACCTATACCCCTTGGACCACAATGCTTTGAACCCTGATGGCGCCTTGTGGGCCTTGGAAAGCCGCTTTGATGCTTATGTTTGCCTTGATGATTGGGCTTTCCAAAAGATCCTACCATCGTGGGAAAGCAAGATTGCACCAGAATCATTGTGTGAGCATACATGGATTGCTCCGCTATTTCCTTGGGGCAGTACTCGTGCCATGGGTTTGCCAGTTGAAGACATTATTGCATGGGATCCAAGCCCGCTATATGAAATGCCTGCTGTGCATCAAATGTCTTGGGATCGTCGCAAAACCGAGTGGTACAACGCGTCCCTATCAAAAGAGGCACATGACTGGGCTACTGACCAGCACCTTGCATGGCCAATTCATAGTGTAGGTGGCAAATCATTAGGCCAGCCTAGAATCCTTGAGTCCGATGTTGTTTGGCAGTATGGTAGCTATAAAGGTGTGCTGTGCCCAACATACAAACATGCAGGCTCCGGTTGGTGGAGAATTCGTTATTTGCACGCTGCGCATGCAGGCTGTGTTCTTGGCGGCGACCCCAAAGAACTTGGCGTTATTGACCCATCATATGCGTACACACTCCATGAATTAGAAAACATGGATGATCACCAGCTTCAACTGACAGCAGCGCAGCAGGCAACTTACTTGCGCACCGCGTCGCTTGAAGACACACTATCAAAACTTGAGGGTATCTTAAATGATCGTAATTCTAGAAGGGGCTGATGGCGGGGGGAAGACTACCCTGTCAGAGACCTTGCGACAACGATTGCAGAAGGAAAAGATGACCCATGTCGTAAAGCATGGTCCGTATAAAGGTATGAATACCGAGGACCTTTGCCGTACGTACTTCCGCGGCATGACAGCAGCGTTGACCT